TCAACGACCGGACAAAATTCGCCGGGCAATTCTAACCAGAACGATGAACCCAATAATTGAAAGCGCTACGACTGCTGCACTTTCAAACACACTAGAAGCACTGTTAATAAGACTATTTGCCATTTCTACAGCATTTGTCATATCTATATTTCACCTCCTTTCATTTTATTTAACTTTAACATTAACGTTAACGATAAAAATTTATACAAAATTATTTAAATTGTCAACAAAAAAAATTAAAAATTTTGATCTGGTATGTATTCAGTCCGAATATCCTTAACTTTTGACCTATGAACACCTCCGAAAACTCCCCATCTTTTAGAAAACTTTTTTTGAGTTTTAACCTGCTTAGATTTTAGAACTTCCTTTTTTAAATACTCTACAAGTTTTTTATTATCTGATGAATTTTTATTTATCACTTTTTTCTGAAAGTAAAAGCCATAACGCCAAAAGTCAACCGGCAACGGAGACGACGCTACTACATGATAATGAATCCTGCCTGATTTTTGATATTCTCTTATCCACACTCCACTACGCCCCCATTTCCTGCAAAGTGTTAAAAATCTATTTAAAATAGCTTTTGCGTCCTGCTCTTCTATATCATATGAAAATGTAAGCGTAACCCAATAAAATTCTTGCCTTCCAATTAAGAAATCTTGAAGCGTCCACTCTAAAGCTTTTATTTGCTTTAGTTTCATATTTTTAATTTTGTTCTACGTGGAACATTTTCAAAGCGTTTGAGATGTTCATTATAATTATCAAGTAGGAAAACCTTCCGATCATATCCTAACGCCAAGCGGCAAAAAAGCTATTTAATGCACCCTACTACCCACGCTTTTTTGCCGCTTGGTTGAAAGTTACCCATAGCGCCAGAACTACGACATCACCCAGTTAATGAGCTAACGCTTTGATTTCGCGCCTCACCCTCGCCGGCGCGACCCCCACCCCCAACCTCCTTGACGTGTCACTACTAAAGCGGCATCGTTCTTCTCGGGTTCCCCCAGCAACTTTAACGTTAAAGCTCGATCTGCAGTTGAAAAGAAGAAGGGCGCAGCCCGCTTATCGCGACGGCTGCGCCCTTTTCTGCCATGAACCGCCAAGGAACGCAGGAACGATAACCAAACAGGCGGGGGATGTGGTGGAGTCAAGGCAAACTGTAAAGATCATCTTCTAATTCTTTCCTTATCTTCCGCAACATGTCACCGACCATGTCGCGACCCTCGAATATCCGTACTTCGTCAAAAATGATGATACGATCTTTTGACGACTCAATAAATCTAATCATGTTATCCAGATCTGGCTCTTCCACGATTAGCTTACACTTCATCACGCGGTGAAAATCTTTATTAAACACTCTAAACTTTAATACCGCAAATTTCATAATTGCCTCCATTATTTTTCAATAATTTCTGCTACCTGCAAATGGTTAGCACATTTCCAAATAACTAACTCCGTCATTTTTCCCTGCCGTTTTTCGATAAGCGGACACCACGATCCGCATTGCGTATTGAGCTGAACAAATGGACAGAACAGCGCAACCTCTATACCGTTCTCGAATCTCAACGGGTAAAATTTCCCATCTCGCTTTATTAATTTTACTTTCATTTTTCCACCTCCTCCGGATTAATCACGTGAACCACAACCGACGGATCAAAAACTCCGTCGAATTTCACAACCTCACAAACTACAAAATCACCAATTGAAACAACTTGATCCTTAATATCCTTTGATACCCTGTATCTAGCGCGCAACGTATGCGCACCGTCCAGAATTAGACAAAACACGGGAACGGTTATCCTTTCCTCCCTTCCCGGTTTCTTTACAATAAATGTATCTTCACCTACAGCCACAACCCGACCCCCTAGGATCGGCCTACCATTTATTGAGTATTTCATAGCTTTACCTTTCATCTTTACCTCTACTATCTAATTTTAACAGTTTACCACTCTTTTCTATCAAAAACGGTAACCTTGAAAAGTCAGCGAATATCTCATACTGGTTACCGTTTTCATCCCACGCCCACGCCTTGCCACCCGGCAGACTGGCATAAGATTTTACGACTATAAAATCGTTCGTTAAACCGCTTTTGTCAACACTTTTTTCTATTTTTTTTAAATTTTTTTCTTCTTTTTTTTCTTGACTTTCTACCTTAACAGTGTTTAAATTATTCTTTTCTACCACTTTTTTAATACCAAGCTTTGGTATTTCAACCACCGCATACCCAACAAATCCCAAAAACCCAAAGAAAATAATCGGAAACAGCCAGAACGGTAATTTACCACGTTTTTTAAAATTAATATCTCCCGCTCCCTTCACACCAACGCCCGAGCCAGTATCATAGATCCAACCCAAACCCTGACAATCAATATCCATTATCGATTTACTGAGTGGCTTTTGTTGCCTGTCCGGAATACCGAAATACTCGAGCCTTACGATTTTTTTCGGAAGATTAAATATCCCGAGATTAAAATATTTAAGGTTTTTTAAAAAAAATGAATTTTGAACCAACAACCTAAATTGTTTATCTATTAATCCCGGATCTTGCGTAATTAAAACCACATCATCGCCTAGCTTTCTGTGTTGGCTTAGATAATCTATAACCTCCTTGCTTGTGTCTTTCCATGCTCGCGCATTAAACGCCGTTTGGCACTCGTCAAGAATGATCAAACTTTCCTTTTTCCTAAACTTCAGAAAATCGCCCGGATTTTCAATTAATATTATTCTCTCTATATCAATTTCTTTTCCGAACTTATCATAAACGTATTTATAAACGCGAAGCTTATAGATTGCCAAGTTAGTTATTATATCGCGGTTCGAGCTTAAAAGCTCATCCACTACCAACTTGACCGCGTACATACTTTTTCCTGCGCCCGGCTGTCCTGTTATTAATGTAATCATTTTTACCTACTCAATCAATTTTCGGACCGCCTAATAAAATACTTAACCCATTTAAGAACCATCTAAAAATTAACCAAAGCAAAAAAAGACCAATACCAACGATCATTAAATCCGAAACTCCAATATCCGAACCTTGATTTATCGATCCATCTTGATTAAAAGTTACATAATATTGAAAATATCCGCCGTTAGTCCAGTATTCTATGCTTTGTTTAGCCGGAACTATAACACCGTTAAAATTCTGATTAGTTTCGCTTAAATTATAGATCTTAACAATCATATCATGCCATCGCGTTTTTAATTATCTGCAAGGTTGATTTAAAAATCCAAAAATTAAAAAAAACAGCTAATGCAGAACCTAAGTAACCAAGAAAATAATCAACCGGGAAAACTTTTAAAAACAACTTAAAAGATTCTGCCAAGAATCCAACCGACGAAGTTTGCGCTTGCCACGCAATGAAAAGATCACGGACCGGTGCCTGTATGAATCCCGCCAAGAACTGTTGAAGAACTGTTGCAATTACAACCAGAACGACCGCCAGGCATGCCTTGGCCACTAAAAAATTTGAATGAGTGCCCATAACCGCTGCTCCGTTTACCGTGTGCGATGGTGTTTGTAATGTATCCGTTACTAACTTATACGCCAGATAGACACAAAAAAGATAATAAATGAACGTTATCGCCAATTTAAAAAATGAATTTAACCAATTAAAAAAGTTTAATATTTTCTGATCGTCAATCGGGATCTTAAGCCAGTAGTCCTTACCGTTAATCGGAATCCTAATCTTCCAAAAGTCCGAACTCGCATCGCCAGAAATTGAATTTGAAGCAATCACTCCGTTAGGATTAAAACTATTAATTGAGTTTAAAACGTTTTGAAGTCCTGCAATGTTTGTATTAATCATTGAATTTGTTAAACTTGACCATCTTGAGATCGTCGAATCTATTGAATTTGAAACCGAATTATAATTTGTTGCCAAACTGTCAAGCTTATTATTTATCTTTTTTAACTCAGCCAGAACGTCCGATAAATCCGTTAAATTTTCAATTTTCGCGATCGTTTGGCCCGCTTGATTTGTCATTTGAGTTACCTTGTAAAAATTTGAATTTGTAAATACAACTTGACTTTCAGCCTCGCTAAATTTATTTGTTGGCGTTAAATTCCTGCTTATTGTATCAAACGAATTACCACCTCCTGATGATCCCCAGTTTAGATCTTGGAAATCTTCAAACGGAAACGGTGAATCTTCCGGAGCGTGAACCAAAAAAAACGGATGATCATTTACGTTTGTAGAAAGTTTGTAATTCAAATTGAAGTTAACAGATTGACCAGGATTTAAAGCTCCTACATGATTTGATCCAGTGACTGGGTCGTAAAACTCATAATATAAAGGAATGCTTGAGTTGTTAGTATATCCAAAATTTAAATTATAATCATAAAAACCACCCCAAAAATATCCATTAGTTGCAACGAAAGGAATATTCCCTCCTTCATTATAAGCATTAGTCGAATAATAATTTGTAATATATTCCCAAGTATTATAATCCCTATAACGAATTTCAGACAAATATGATTTAGGCCAATTCTCATTACAAGGCCAAAAAACTTGATCCGGAGTTGCTACATAAGTACCAAAAGGATTATCAGGATCAACTTTCGAAAACCCTCTTCCAGTTTCCTCATATATTCCATTTACTGAATAATATTTGTAACGTATAGCAACAGGAACCCACCAGCTACCATTACCGCGAGGTATTGCTTGACAATAAAAATCTGGCGGACAATCTGCGTTAATATTAATTAAACTAATTAATATAATTAAAAATATTAATAACTTTCTCATTAAATTTAAATTTTAATCTGAGCCGCCACAAGCTCAGATCAGTTAATCGTTCTACGCCGTGGCCGCGTTAATTTTTAAATTAACGACCGGACAGAATTCGCCGCGCAATTCTAACTAGAACAATGAAACCAATAATTGAAAGCGCTACGACTGCTGCACTTTCAAAAACGTTACTAGCCGAATTTACTAGGCTATTTGCCATCTCCACAGCGTTTGTCATTGTCTTTTTTCACCTCCTTTCATTTTTTTCTTTAATGTTAACTATAACGATAAAAATTTACATAAAATAAATTAAATTGTCAATAAAAAAAAATTAAAAATTTTTATCAGGGATATATTCAGTTTTAATCTCCTTAACCTTCGACCTCTGAACGCCACCAAAAACACCCCAACGCTTCGAAAATTTTTTTTGAGTTTTAACCTGCTTTGACTTTAAAACTTCTTTTTTTAAATACTCTACCAGCTTTTTATTGTCCGATGAATTCTTATTAATTATCTTCTTCTGAAAATAAAATCCATAATGCCAATAGTCGATCGGAAGCGGAGAACTCGCCACAACGTGATAATGAATCCGTCCAGATTTCTGGTATTCTCGGATCCAAACGCCAGATCTTCCCCATTTCCTGCAAAGACTTAAAAATCGATGCAAAATAGCCTTTGCGTCTTTCTCTTCAATATCAATCGAAAAGGTTAAAGTTACCCAATAAAATTCTTCTTTTCCATTTAGGAAATCTTGCAAAGTCCACTCCAAAGCTTTTATCTGCTTTAATTTCATATAAATTGTTCCACGTGGAACATTTTAAAAACCGTTTCAGATGTTCATTATAATTATCAAGTAGGAAAACCTTCCGATCATATCTTAACGCCAAGCGGCAAAAAGCTATTTATGCACCCTACTACCCACGCTTTTTTGCCGCTTGGCTGAAAGTTACCCATAGCGCCATAACTACGACCTGACCCAACAAATGAGCTTGCGCTTCGGTTTCGCTTCTTCCTTCACCGAAGCGACCCCCACCCCCACCTCCTTGACGTGTCACAAAAAGCGGCATCGTTCTTCTCGGGTTCCCCCAGTCTCCGCAACTTTAACGTTAAAGTTATAAAGTGCATGTGGAAAGAAGAAGGGCGCA